TTTTTTTTTTTTTTTTTGGGATTGTGCCGAAGCACCAACAGGATAGTAAAAATTCCGAGGAACTTGTAAAAACCTGTAATACTAACTATATTCACTATCACTAGCTCTACACTAAGTATAATCAATCGAAAAATGTCCACTTTTGCCTGGACCAGGCCTCACTTAAAATAAGTGGTGTACGCTGGGGTTAGGGGTGCAAGAAGAAACTTGACCGCCGGGCACTGCGCAAAGCGCCCCACTCGTAAATCATCCGCAAATGCCGAGTAAACTTGCGGAGTTGGAACCGTCGCCGTCGCATTGGCCCCCGTGGTGACAATCTCGACTTGCTAAAGCCCCACCACCGTATCTGGGAATTCCTACCCAGCAATGAAACGCTCCGCGAACTGGTAAGGAATATGGTACTCTACTGAGTTAGAAGTACCATTCACAAACTGCCAAGGAGCATTCTATGAGCCATCCAGAGGGAGACCACCAATGTTGAGGAACATGCCCGCCGAAACCATGCTGCTAATCGATCCGCTTGAGGGAAACACAATGAGACACCGCATTCCACCAGCGATCGTTGAAAACAACGGAGAGTACCACCCCTGGAAAGTGACAACGGGAATCCAATTCGCATACGTCCCTACAGCAGACGAAATTGGAGCCACTCCACCGTAAGGGAAAGCAAGAAAATGGGCAGCAGCATTTGTTGTGGCCGCACTGAGACAGAGCTTCCCAAGACGCTGCATCAACCCACGTACCGACCGAAACCCATTTCCAGGAAACAACACATCATCGGCTGGAAATTCTCCGGAGGAACCACCGATAGAAAACTCCTCCTCAACGACCTTCTCTTCGTCACCCAAGCCCTGCAACGCCACAGAGACACGAAAGGTTTGAGTTGGAGCTGCGGTTAGGAATCGATTTGTAATGAGATCACGTGGAACGCGGAAATCCATGTTCTCACAACCACGAATCCAAACGGCGACGTCGATAGTTGGAGAGGCAGTCTGACCCTAGAGCGGATTCACAACATTAATGAAGAAAGTCCCATTAGCCGCCCCGCTCGGCAACACTCCAACATTCATGTCGTAAATAAGGTTTTGAAGAAACGGCTCCATTCGAGCAAATGGAATACGCATCACCTTACGCTGACCGACTTCAATGTCGAAAATGATGTTCAACGCTGCCGAGGTTGGATCGCCGGCAGACCACGAGCTCCCAAAAGGCACCCACGCGAGCTGTAACGTCCCCCGGTGGAACGGAGTTCCAAAAGGTTCCACCATGATTTCCATATCTCCACGCCACCATTGGAAGGGTAACCCAACGTAGCCCGCAGCAGAAAAGAAACGCACATTGTCAGTCACCCCCGTTCCTGTGGCTCCTGCTAACATCGCCAACCCTGGAGTGACGTCCAAATGTAGAAGCCGCGTGCCAACAGCTGATGCACCAGACCAAGAAAAAACGGTGTAACACGTCCAACGGCGGAAAATTGAGGAAAGAGCAGCTGGATCTTCCTCAGTGCCACAAGCGAGTACTGGATTCTTATCAAGGCGTATCCCTGGAATCATCTGCTGTTCCTCTGCCATCACCGAATCATCACACGCCACTGTATTCGGAAGAGCGCGGATGTAAAAGGCCTTTGAATCGGGCTAGGTGGAGGAACGAGAAAATCCGAAAAACGCCGCAATGTTCCCAGCAGTCTCAACAACACTCGTCGCCATGGAGGCATACGACCCAATAATCGGAATTCCCTCCAACTTTTTGGTAACGTCGGCAACAGTGTCCGCGATGGAAGAAATAGCCCCACGCTTCTTCCCCTTCCCGGCCTCACTGAGAGCTGACACGGCGGTTCCCAAATGCTTCCTGATGCCTCCTTGCATAACTGGAACGGTGAGAGTATATCCCGGTTTCATCCGGACATATACCGCAACATTTCCACCAGTGACAGCTGAGGGAATGGCCGCCGTCGCTGGGGACAAGGAAACGAAATTGATAATCCACTAATCGGAGACACTAGTGGAATATGGATTCTCGAGGTAGTCGTAAGGCCACATCCAAGGAAGATCCAATTGCACGTCATTTGCGGCAGAGTAATTAATTGTCGCGTGGATGTCGGTCTAGCGGCAATTCACAGGGTACACTGCGCCATTGTGTGTAGGATTGATTGTCCCCATGACAACCGTCGAGCCATTTCCAATTCCGTTTGGGTCAGGAATCGCAGTAACTTCCATCGCTCCAGCAACGCCAGGGCCAATTGCTGTCTTAACGAGTACCTCAAGCTCGCCTCTCAAGAGTCCAAATTGCTGCACCTTCGCCTTCACCTAAGTGTCGGCAAGCCAGGCACTCCATGGTCGGCAGGTAGCAACAACCTCAGGAAGGGATGTAGAAACAGTTGTTGGAAGCGCGAAATTTTGAACAAGACGAAAGCGGGTTAGGAAATCATCAAGGTCGGAAATCGGGACCTTCTAAAGGACCGAAGAAAGTGGTTCAACTGGAGTAGTAAGGAGCTCTCCTCCAGTTTCGATTTTGCCAACAGAGGTTGTGGCAGGAGCACCCTCAACGGCGCTCAATTCCCCCGAATTCGGAGGAGCAATGTTCGTAGAAACTGACATCATTGTTGCTGATGTTTTGTCACCTGATTGGAGCTGGACAGGCAAAACCCAGGCCGTAAAAGTTCGGTTCCTCATCTCCGATCGGCGCACGGAGTAATCAGGAGCATCAAAATTAGGGTTCGATGCCAACCCGGTGGCTTGGGCCACCTCCCGGCACCTCAAGAGGAGTTGACTGTAAAAGGCCTCGCCATGGAGCGCAGCCTCGCGTAGTGCATTGCTCATTCCAATAGCAGACTAGTCTGCCTCACTCAAAGTGGATTCCGCATGGGCCACAAGCATCTTCGCAATGGTCTTCTTCGAGATCGGACAGAGATACCTTTCAAGCTCTGAATCGTAGACAATCCCCCTCTTCAGAAAGCTTATCTCCGAGAGCTTTGAGAGAGTAACCTTCGCTTCCTTATTCCCATTCGTAAGCTTAAGCCCAAGCTCCTCATCGAGAATTTGAAACTAATCAAGGTGCGAAAAGACTACTCCACTCTTCGTGTTCTTCAAGGTATCATCACCGTATGACGTTAAGGCCCGCACTGTACGGTAGGGAAAATCAGCCGGGTCAAGAGTGAAGTGCTTGCCTTCTCGGAGAGCGAGACGAACCTCCAGACACCTCGGCAAAAGCTTACTGACTAATTCGGGACGATTTCGATAAAAGACATACCGATCAGAGATCGACATGCCAGCTCCATTACACTCAACCGTGCCCCGTTGGCCTGAAGGGTTCCAAGGCGCTTCAAAGACATCCCCCTTAACCTCATAATGGGTATGCTTCAGACCCTGGACCAACGACTCAACCTCAACGTACTAACCTCCCAGAGCCGCTGCAACAAGGGCAAACGCCAAACCAACTGCATCCCAAAGCTCCGGTGCCCAACACTTGTCAAGCTTGACAACGTCTGCCTCCTCAAGCTTGTCAAGAGCCGGGTCTACGGAACTTAAAATCTCAACAAGGAAGTCTCCTCCATTCCCAGACATGTCAATTCCAACCATGCTCTCGAAAAAACGAGGATTTCGGCGCATGCACTCAAAAACAAGTCCCATCACTTCCGCAATTGTGCAATTCATCGCTGACGCTAGCATCGTGAAAACCCGGGCAGCCTTGCCCGGTTTCACCACCTCATCCTTGAGAACCGCTCTTGCAAAGGGAATTGGAATACCCCCAGAATTTAGCACCTACTTGATTGCATCAACTCGAGTTGCCATCTCGGGACTCATCGCGGCCTCCTCTCCAATTCGAGCATAATGGTGGTACTTCTTCATGTTGTAAGGGGGACCGGTTGAAGTCTTTGCATTAATTGGATTAATGAAGTGAGCAGAATTCCCAACGATCACCTCCATCTCACTATAATGTCGATAATCAAATCGGTCGAGGTACTGT